ATTCCTCACGCCGAACAGCCGAGCGTATTTGCCGCTTTGCAGATACTCGAGCTGGAAGTTCTTTCAGTGATCAACGCTAAAAGGTAAGTCATGGCCACCACCTCAGCAACAGCAACCATTCGACTTGGCGTCGACCTTGCCAGCCTGCAGACCGGGTTGCGCCAGGCAGCAACCATTGCCGAGCAAAATGGCCAGAGCATCAAGGCTGCCCTGATCCGTAGCACGGATGAGGCGAGCACCCGTATTGCCTCAGGCCTGAAAAGCGCATTTACGCTTGATGGGGCGATTGGCAAAGTCGGCCTGGCCATTGCCGGGCTTGGCGCTGGTGTGGGCATTGGCGCTCTGATCATGCAATTTAACAAGGCGGTTGATAGCGTGGCCGCGCTGAAAGATATGTCGGAGCAGACCGGCGCATCAGTCAAAAGCCTGTCGGCCATTAGTGCCGTTGCCAAAATCAGCGGCATGGATATGGAAAGCCTGGGCGGCGCCCTGGGTAAGCTGGCCATTAACCTGGAAGCTACGGGTGGCCCGTCTGAAAAAGTACGTGATGCACTCAGCCGCATTGGCTTGAGCGCTAAAGAACTGGCCAACCTGGATACCGGCGAGAAATTCATCAAGATCGCCGAAGCCATGAATCGCTATGAGGATTCTGGCGTTAAAGCTGCCGTGGCCACCGAGATTTTTGGCAAACAGGGTCGCTTATTGCTGCCACTGTTTAATGACATGGCCGAAGCGGGCACGCTGGCCGCTAAAACAACGGCTGAGCAGGCTGAAATGGCCGATGCCTTCGATAAGAATCTCAAGCGCCTGCAGATCAGCCAGGAGTCACTATTTAAGAGCATCAGCATGGAAGTGCTGCCTGCCGCCAATGCCTTTGTCGAAGCGTTAACAGCTGCCAGTGGCGCGTCAGATGGCCTTCGTGGCAGCGTGGATGGCCTCGCCGAGGATGGCAGTATTCAGGACTGGTCAGAGGCTGCCGTGACCGGCCTTGCCCTGGTGATTGATTCGCTTGATGTACTGCAACGCGGATTCCAGGTGACCGGCAAGTTTATCGGCGCCCAGGCTGCACAGATTGCCCTGTTGTTGCAAGGCGAATTCAAGGCAGCCGGTCAGGTCATGAGCGAGTATTACGCTGATTACGAAAAGATCGCCAGCCGATCGTATTTATCGGGTCGGCTACAGGACAAAATGGGTGCCGGCGCTGCTGCTGGCGCTGTTTCCGGTGCGATCAGCAAGCCGCTGCTCGATTCCAGCGCAGGAACCGTATCCAACAAGGCTGGCGATGGTTTCCTGCAAGGCCTGCAAGCCCGTATCGAAAAGGCCGACCAGGGCGAGTACGCCATGCTGCGGTTGCAAGCTGCCGAGAAAGGCGTGCTCGAAGCGGCTGCACCCCTAATTGATCAGCTCAAGCGCCTCGATGAGGCGCGGGCTGTTGAAAGCTACCGTGATGCCCTGGCTGATCAAAATCTGGAGCTGGAATACCAGGCCAGCCTGATCGGAAAAACGGCGACCGAAGTGGCCTTGCTTAACGTACAGCACAAGGCCGAGCTAGAGCTGAAAAAGCAGATCGACCAGATCGAGCGCAGCAAAGGCGCGGTATCTGCCGATGCGCTGGCTCAGATGCAGGCAGCAATGGAGGCGTCAATCGCAATCCAGCAAGCCAGCGTAACCTCGCGCATCGCTCTGGAAAACCGCTGGGAGTCTGGTGCATCAAAAGCATTCCGCACCTATCAGGAAAATGCCGGCAACGCCGCCAAAGGCGTTGAAAACCTATTCAATAACGCATTCCGCAGCATGGAAGATGCTTTGGTGCAGTTTGCCATGACCGGAAAGCTCAATTTTACGAACCTGGCGAACGGCATTATTGCCGATCTGATCCGAATGCAAGCCCAGGCGGCAACGTCTGGTTTGGCCAATATGCTGGGCAAGTTTATTGGTACAGCCATTGGCAATACGTTCGCTTCCGGAACGCAAACCGGAGATGTAACACGATTGGATACCGGCGGAGCGATGTCAAACAATGAAGTGCTGACAAACGCTATTGGCAACGTCTTTTCTGGTGCGCCATCGCTGAGCGCATATTCGAATACCGTTCAGACCAGCCCAAAATTCTTTAATTACGGCACGCTGCATCGCTTTGCCAATGGCGGGGTTTTTGCCGAAGCCGGTCCGGAGGCTGTTATGCCTCTTACCCGTATGGGCAACGGAAAACTTGGCGTCGCTTCCTCTGGTAACGGCGGGGTCAATATCTCGATCTATAACCAGGCAAGCCAGGATACCGAGGTCGGGCAAAACGTCCGGAAAAACGATTCCGGCGGCTACGACATCGAGCTATTTATCCGCAAAGTGATGATGAAAGACCTCAGCAGCAATGGGCCATTTACCCAGGGTATGGCCAGCAACTTTGGCCTGCGGAGGACCGCATAATGGCGACCTTACCTAGCACCGCAAAAATTCTATTTGATGGCTTTGCCGAGCAACGCGAGAGCGCGTTGATGCGCACGGAAATGGAATCCGGTCCGCCGCGTCAGGTAAAAACGAAATCCCGGGTGATGATCAAACGGCCAGTTTCTCTGCTGTTTTCCAGCAAGGCGGATTACCTATCGTTTTTATCTTGGTACTCAACGGACATCAACGAAGGGGCGGACTGGTTTCAGATGGCAGACCCAGTTACTGGCAACACCATTGATGTGCGGTTTGTTGCCGGCACATTAATGGGCCAGCCAGTAAATTCAGGTCTGACGCGTTGGACGATTAAAGCCCAGATTGAGGCCTGGGGCGCTTAATCATGGCTCGAACACATACCGCAGAATTCAAATCGACCCTCGCGGCTGTATCTGGCGAGGAATCACCAAAGATTCTTCTGGAAATCAACCACCCAGACTTAAGCGAACCGGTGCGTGTGATTAACGACACGGAGGATCTGACCAGCAATAGCAAGCTGTTTATTGGTTGCCCGTTCCGGTTTGTGATGCCAGATGACTTTGATGGACAAATTTCGAAAGCCAAGCTGGCAGTCGATAACATCGGCCGTGATTTGATGTATTGGATTGAAACCAGCGGCGGCGGCGAAGGTAGCACCGTTCGGGCAATGCAGGTCATGCGTAGTCGACCGGACACGATTGAATGGGAAATTACGATGAATCTATTTAATGTCGTCGTCAATATGCAGGAAGTGAGTGCTGATCTCGGCCACGAAAATCTGTTTTCCAAGGCGGCAATCCATATGCAATTCCGCCCCGACAACTCGCCGGGGAATTTCTGATGCACTGGTGCGAACGCTACATTGGCCAGCCGTACGAGGCAGGTTCCGCTGATTGCGCCAGATTGCTGGCTCAAGTGCGCCGCGATGTTTTTGGCCTGCCGGTGCCGTCTGATATTGAGATCGATCGTGCGGCCTCTCGCTTAGGCCGCGCCGGCCAGATGAGCGATCTGGTATCTGCCTTTGGTCAGAAAACAGAACAGCCCAAAGAAGGTGATGCGGTGCTGATGATGTGCCGCGGCCGCCCGAGCCACATTGGCGTTTATTGCGAGATCGCTGGCGAGCGCTGCGTGCTGCATGCCATGGAAAACGCCGGTCATACCGTACTACATAAAATCCGCGAGCTATCGCGTGTCGGGCTTTCGGTTGAAGGATATTACGCATGGAAGTGATGACACAACCGGCGCAAAGCCATCTGGCACAGCAGATTAACCTGATATGGCATCCGCACCCGGTAAGCCTTGTTGCTGGCCGCACGCAGATGATTTGCGCAGCCAAGCCCGGGTCAACGGTTAAAGATATTGCCCTGGCGGCTGGAATTGACCCGCACCAACCGATTGTCATTAGTCTGGATGACCGCCTGTTGCGCCCAGAGGAATGGGATACGGTTTGCCCAGAATCGAATCAGATTTTGAATATCCATGCCACTGTTCAAGGCGGCGGTGGCGGCGGCGGATCAAATGCTGGAATGATTGTTGCAATGATTGCAGTGGTTGTTATTGCTATCGCTGCTCCATATATGGCGCCTGCAGCATGGGGTCTAGTCGGCGCAACAGGATCTGTCACTATGGCCGGCGCTATGGTGACTGGCGCGATCATGGTTGCCGGGTCAATGATGGTGAACGCCATGTTTGCCGCATCAACGCCGTCCACAGACCTGAGCCAATCAAGCGGCCAATACGGACAGCCATCAGCAACCTATAGCCTTGCCGGCGGCAGCAACCGGATGCGGCCGTATGAATCCATGGCGGTTGTAATGGGCGCGCATCGATTTTTTCCAGACTTGGCTGCAAAGCCGTTTACGGAATACCATGGTGAGGATCAATATCTTTACCAGATTTTTCACCTAGGTCTGTCGACTACAGACCTGTCCGACTGGAAAATCGGCACGACATCAATCGATTCGTACAAAGATTACTCATGGCATGTTATTGATCAAAACGGCCGAATCAACGCATTCCCCGGCAATGTGGATAGCGCTTCTGGCGGCGATCTGGTCAATTCTGCCGGCTGGATCACGAGAACCACGTCCGCGAATACCTACCGCATCGGACTCGATATTGAGGGGTCACTTTACTACGCGAATAATTCCGGCGGGCTGGATGCGACCAGCGTGCAAATCCGCGTGCAATATAAGCCTGCAGGATCTAGCGCCTGGCTGACGCCATCGGCCATTTTAACCAGCGGTCCAGGGTTTGTTGCAGGCAGCTATTGGACCCGTGACGTGTGGGTTGAGTCCGGGCGCTGGGAGGGCGACGAAAACGGGTCGTGGTGGGTAGATACCAGCCACTACGAATCCCGTACCGATTGGGTTCCAGGCGCTGGCGATATCGTGATCATCAGCGGTAATAGCCAGGCGCCACGCCGGTCGACACTGTTTATCGATGTGCCGGTTGGCACTTACGATGTGCGAGTAATCCGCGATACGAGCGATAGCAGCGATGCGCGTCTACAGAATAAAACGAACTGGTCGACGCTACGCAGCTATCAGCAGGATACCGGTACCTATATCGGCCAAAACCGCCAGGGGCTGATTATTCGTGCCTCTGAACAGTTAAATGGCGTGATTCAGCAGCTGAATGTGTACGCCGAAGCCTACGCAAATTACTGGAATGGCAGCGCCTGGGCGTGGGGTAAAACAAGCAACCCAGCGCACTGGTTTACGGATTTTTCCGTAGGTCGGCGCAATACTGTAGGCAAGCTGATTTATGGCCTTGGTTTGCCAAAAAGCCAGATCGATGTGGATGCACTGCATGCCTGGGCAAGTTTCTGCACCAATGAAGGCCTGACGTTCAATGCGGTACTCGACGATAACAAGACGGCTGCCGATATCCTGACTGCCATTGCCCGCTGCGGCTTTGCATCGCCATCCTGGGGATCTGGCAAGCTGGGCGTTGTCTGGGATAGCCGCAATGCCACGGCAGTCGGCGCCTATGGCATGAGCAATATCATCAAGGGCAGTTTTGAGGTGAGCTATATCACCGAGCAACTGGCCGAGGAGATTATTGTCCGGTTTATGAATCCGGCAAAGGATTGGACGCAGGATGAGGTGCGGACGCTGGTGCCAGGCGTCACATCAGCGACGCGCACCAGCACCATTGATCTGTTTGGCTGTACCAGCGTCTCGATGGCCGGAAAGTTTGCCAATTATCTGGCCGCGCAGCAGAAATATCGCAAACGCCGTATCAGCTGGGATGCTGATTTTGAGGGTCTGACCTGCCAGCGTGGCGATGTGGTGATTCTGAGTCACGATCTGACACAGTGGGGCTACTCTGGCCGGGTCGTTTCGGTTGATGGCACGACCATGACGCTGGATCGTTTGGTGCCACGTTCTGGCAATACCGAATACCTGATGCTCAAGCGACCGGACGGCACGCTGATTACCTATACCGTTGCCGCCGCAACTGGGGATAGCGACACGATTATCCTGTCTGCAGCCCCGAATATGCAAAACGGCCGCAAGGACATGGATCACATGTGGTTTTTCTCGCCGCTGGCAACGCCTGGTAAGCGGGTCAAGATCCTGTCGGTGCAGCCAATCAGCGATTCTCGCGTGCGGATTACAGCGACTGATGAGGATCCCGAGTTTTACGCGGCATGGGATGGTTCCTGGCAGGAGTCGCCATCTAAGACCCTGCTGCTGAATAACAAGCCAGTCGTATCGGCGATCAGCGTTACCGAAAACATTTACCTAGGTCAAACGGGCGGTATTCAGAGCCATGTTGGCGTTCAATGGCTGGCCAGTGGCACCTATGAGCGCGCCAAGCTGCGCTATCAGATCGGTACCGGCGGCTGGAAATCTGCCGAGACGTTTGGAACATCACACCGGTTCGATACTGATCAGGTTGGCACGATTCAGGTTGAAATTACGCCAGTCTACGGCGCGATGGTTGGTCAGACGGCGTCTTATACTGGGTATTTATATGGCGTCATGGCCTCTCCGGCCAGCATTACCGGGCTGACCAGCTTCTACCGAGACGGCCGCAATGTCTTATCCTGGAATCCGGTATCTGACCCGCGCACGATCGATTATGAGGTGCGCAAAGGGCCAACGTGGAATTCGGCAGTAGTGCAGGGCGCCGTCACCAATACCGAGTACATCACTGACGGTAATGGCACATACTGGATCGCGACGCACTTCCGGACCGGTACCGGTGTCAACGCCTATTCAGATAGCCCGGTATCAATCACCATTTCCGGCGCTACGCTGGTGCGCAACGTGATAGCTACATTTGACGAGGTAGCGACACATTGGTCTGGCACCATGACCAATATGGCGGTTACCGGCGACGAGATATATCTGGAAGCATCAGGCAATGTGCTGACAGCGTCTGATTTTCTCGGCATTTCGGATCTGTTCTGGTATGGCGGTGTATCGCCATTCGGTATCTATGAGCTACCCGCTGCACACGCCGTTGATATCGGCCGGGAGGCTGGTTGCCAAATAACGTTCTCTTACGCAGCGCGCGGGCAGTCGATTTACGACAATGTACTGACGATTAGCGATTTTCTAGGCGTCACAGATCTATTTGGCGCTACGCTTGGCCCAAATATCGGCATTCAGCCGCAGATCGCCATGGCGGGCAGCGACGGAGTGTACGGTACCTGGCAGAACTACCAGCCTGGCATCTATTACGCCAAAAAGTTCAAAGGCCGCGTCCTGGTCACCACCAGCGCCAGCCAAACCATCGCCATCCTGTCCGGGTTGACCTTCTCGGTGGACGTGCCGGATCGGCTTGATCAGTACCAGGTCACCACCAACACCAGCGCCGATACAGAATTGATCTATAGCGCCCCGTTCAATGGCGGGCCCAACGAACTGGATATTCCGCTGCTGCAGGCCACCATCGTTGGCGCCCAGCAGGGTGACGACATTCAAATCACCAACCAGACAGACACGGGTTGCACCGTGGCCGTAATCAACGCTGGCGCCCGTGTTGTACGAACCGTCAACGTGCAGGCGCAAGGCTACTAACCAAAACCAAGGAGAGATAAGCGTGAACAATATCAATGTGCCAACAACTGGCGTACTTACCGGGCTGGACATGGCTGAATCCGTCAACGCAGCCATCGCGTCACTTCAGGAAAACATCGGCGGCGTACTTACCAAATCCGTCGCTGGCGGCGCTAATGTGACGTTGACAACGGATGAATTCAATAACGGCACCATCAAGCTCACCGGCGCTATTACCGCCAATATCAGCCTGATCATGCCCGCCTCAACGATGGCCTGGACTATCGTTAACGGCACCACGGGCGCGTTCACGGTGACGGTTAAAACATCCCTCGGTACCGGTGTTGTCGTACCGCAAGGCGAGATCATGGCCTTGTACGGCGATGGCGCCAATATTTACGCCGGGAGCAGCGGCGTTGGCAGCGTCAAATACAGTGCAGCACAGTCGTTACTGGATACCGAGAAACAGCAGGCTCGTGACAATATGGGCCTCGGAACCGCTGCCACGTATCCGGCCTCTGCTTTCATTGCGACCACCACAGTCAATGATATCGGCGTTGCCGGCCAGGCCGGGTTCGGCGTCGGTATATGCCCGACACCACCGGCCGGCGTTAGCGGTGTCTACGGCTACAAAGACACGCTGTCAGACAGTTATGGGAACTACCAGTACCTCGACGGTTCGCAGATGGTATGGATTCCGGCTTTCTTCTACAAGTGGGGAAACGGCACCAATGGCCTGGCCGTAAACGTCGTAAGCATTAAACCGCGTTCTGCATATACCACCGTAGCGCTGGCCAATGCCGATGGTTATGCGCTGCACCGCGCTTTTTACGATGGCGGTGAAAAAGAAGGCTTCTTCATCGACAAATATATCGGTTCGAGTAACAACCGTATTTTTAGTTCGATCAAATATGGCATTCCGTGTGATACGGACGGCTCGCAGTCAGGTATCGCCAGCCTGCTCGGAGTCGGCACCAATAACTACGGCTACGTGCAACAGGCTGCGAAGCAACGTGGCGTTCTGTTCAATGGCGCAGCGTTCCATTCAGCCAGCATCTTCATGTTCAAGGCACTGGCCATGCTTGCACAGGCGCATGCGCAGGCCTCGAGCAGCGTGTTGAACTGCGCCTGGTATGACGCCACCTACAATTTCCCAAAGGGCTGCAATAACAACGCCCTGGGTGACACGAATGATGGCTCGGTCGTTTTCCAGACCGCCGGCCACCCGACCTATTCCGCCAAGCCGAAAACCGGCTCTGCCAGCATCTTTGCGCGCACCACGCATAACGGCCAGAACAGCGGTGTCGCTGACATCAACGGCGCCATGTGGGAGGTGGCGTTTGGCATGACCTCGGACGGCTCAAACTACTACGTCCTCAAAACGTCGAAGCGCATGCGGGATCTGACCGGCAATGATGCCACCAGCGCCACAAGCTTCTTTGGCGCAAACGGCATCGCTACCAACTACGATCTGGTCGGCAGCACCTACGGCGGCATGACAGCAAGCAGCTCGCAAAAGCTCATGGGCAGCGTCAGCCAGGTCTTTGATCCGGCGACCTCCGGTATTGCCTGGGCTATGACCGGAGCAGGCATCCCGATTGCTACCGGCACCGGCGGTACAAATGCCTTCGGCTCTGATGGCTTCTGGGATTACCGCCCGAACGAGATGTGCCCGATTGTCGGGGCGGGCTGGCTCAATGCCGGCGGTGCTGGCCCTTGGGCCGTCGCCCTCAACGTTGTCCGATCCACCGCGGCCGCCGACGTGGTGGGCCGGGCGGCCTTGTATTTGTAACCTTGGCGGGGCCGCCGGTAGGCGTGCCCCAAGCGAACTATGGGCATTAATTCCGAAGCGCAGATGTATCAGAAGTACCTTGAAATGACCAAACTGCTCAATATCTACCTGAATCACTTTCCAGCGCACGAGAAGTACGCGCTGTGCAACCGCATTCGAAACAATGCACAGGAGCTATTCGATCACATGATCGATTCGCAGCGGTCGTTCCACAAGAAAACGTCGTTGTCAGGCATGAACAAGTACCACGAGCGGGTCCGCGCCGATGTGATGCTGGCGTTTGACTACGGGTATTTCGAATACAAAGACGGAAAGCATAGTGACAAATCACCGAAAGAACTGGCCGCGCACCGCTACATGGCTATTTCCAAGTTGATTGATGAGTTTGGCCGCATGATTGGCGGATGGATAGCCAGCCTGCAGCCCAAGCAACAGGAGGCGTCTTAATATGTGCCCGATTGTCGGGGCGAACTGGAACAATGCCGGCGCTGCTGGCCCTTGGGCCGTCAACCTCAACAATGTCCGATCCAACGCGAACAACAACGTGGTGGGCCGGGCGGACTCGGAATCACCTCGAACCGGAAAACCGGATGGTGGAGCCAAGGGAGGCGCTTTCTGGCAGATGGGGCGACCCACTGCAAAATCGGTGTGCATACGTCATTCTGGTAGGTTGACTCTCGAAGGTCTGACGTCATGAAACGCTACGGATTTTTATTTGAACAGGCGTTTACCAAGGAGAATCTCTACCTGGCGTTCGTTGATGCCTGCAACGACAAGCTGGCCAAGCGCGGCTGCTTCAATTTCAAAAAGCAGCTCGGCAGAAACATTGACCGGCTGTACCGAACGCTGCACGACGGCACCTACCGACCGGCGCCCTATTTTTCATTCACGGTCACGGAACACAAAAAACGGCAGATTTATGCGCCGACCTTTCATGATCTGGTCATACAGCACGCCATCTATCGGGTCGTCGGCCCGATATTCAACGCCGCGTTTATCGACCAGTCGTTTGCCTGCCGTACCGGGCTCGGCACCCATAAGGCCGCTGACTACGCGCAGGCATCGCTACAGCAGGCGCCCGGGGGCAGCTATTCGATCAAGCTTGATATTCGGAAGTTCTTTTACCGAATCGGCCATGCGGTCTTACGCAAACTGATCGAACGCAAGATCAAGGACAAGCGTTTCGTTGACCTGATGATGCTTTTCGCCAGCTACGGAGAACCACTCGGTATCCCCATCGGCAATCTGCTCAGCCAGCTTTATGCACTGATTGTTCTGAACCCGCTGGATCACTTCATCAAGCGGGTGCTCAAAGTACGGAAATACTGCCGTTACGTTGACGACTTCGTGCTGTTTGGCCTGACGCGCCTGCAGTGCATTTGTTTCCGTGACCAAATCATTGAGTTTATCCAGACCAGGCTAGGACTTGAGCTCTCGAAATACACCATTGCAACCGTCAAGCGTGGCGTCAATTTCGTGGGTTATCGCACCTGGGCCAGCCGCCGCTTCATCCGAAAGCACAGCCTGTTCAACTTTCATCGGGCCGCCAAGGCAGGTAAGTTGAATAGTGTGATTTCAATTCTTGGCCATGCCCGTAGAACGCACAGCCTTGGCTACCTCATCCGATTTCTAAAGGAGAATTACCATGACCTATATTGTCAGCTACCGCAAGTTTATCGACGCTATTCGAACTGTTGAAATCGTTCTTCCTGAAGGCGATAGCCACCAGCGCATCGGCACCGAATTAGCCACCATTGACGGCGTGACCTACGTCTCGCTGCCGGCCGATGCCGCACTGCCGAAACAGCCTGAAGAAATCACCGTTGAGTCAGTCGAATTGACACCGGCGCTCAAAGCCGACATTGCCAATGCTAGCCCCCATGTTCGGATGATCCGTAATTTGGTCGCCAGCAAAATCGCGGACCGCTACAGTGTGACCGACGAAATCAAGCTGATCCGTACCGCGCCGTCGGCAGAGTTTGAGGCATACAACAGCTTCGTTGAAGAATGCCGCGCATGGGGACGGGAACAGAAAGCGCTACTCGGCTTGTAATCGACGTCGCTTATAAAGCCCGCCCAGGCGGGCTTTTTTGTCACCGCCGTAAAAAGTGACATTTTTCAAGAGAAATGTCACTGCGTAGCTGGCAGCATCATACAAACACAAACCGGTATGGTGTTCAATGAACCGTCAAACACAGGAAAGCAAGCAGTGCGGCCGCAGTTCGGAAGAGGAGATCTTCCGAAATGTCGCTGATCATGCCGTTAAAAAGACCTTTGCAATTCTCGGCGTTGATATCGATGAACCCGAGTCCGTTGAGGAATTCCGTCAGGATCTGCGGTTCGGCAAACGCCTCCGGAAAATTTCCGATCATGCCCAGCTTGGCATGGTCGCACTGGTTGGCGCAGGAATTGTATACGCAATTTGGGAAGGTATTAAAAGCTTCGCGCACGGGATCAAGGCATGAAGCTTTACAACAATTGGCGCGAAATTATTCGCCGGTCTTGGAGTCTGCGTTTCATTATTCTGGCCGCGCTGCTATCTGGATGCGAGATTGCGCTGCCGTGGATTAGCGATCAGTTTACCCCGGGCGTGTTTGCCGGACTGTCGTTTGTCTTCACGGCATCGGCATTTGTGGCGCGTCTGGTTGCGCAAAAAGGTATTTGATGGAACAGCAAGCCGACAAGATGAAACGACTGAAAGCAGCCGCATTGGCCGCTGCAGCAATTGCCATTCCGGCAGAAGGGTTGCGCCAGTATGCATACTATGACCCCCCTGGAATCCTCACTGTTTGCTACGGTTCGACGACATCGGTGCAGGCAGGCAAGAAATACAGCCTGGAAGAATGCCGAGCCCGGCTGGACAACGACATGCTCGATGCCATTAGCACTGTCGATCATTGTGTTCCGGGCTTGCCTGATCGCGTGCTTATTGCCTTTGGCGATGCGACATACAACATGGGGCCAAAGATAGCCTGCGACACCCAGCGTTCAACCGCCGCCCGGTTATTGAAGGCCGGCCGCTACACAGAAGCCTGTAAAGAGCTACCGAAGTGGAATAAGGCCAGTGTTGGCGGATCCATGGTGCCGCTGCCCGGTCTAACCAAACGCCGTCATGCCGAAATGGCTTTATGCCTTGGAGAAAACAATGCCAACCATTAATCCGTGGGTCATTCTCGGCGTCGTCGCCACCGTGATTGGCGCCTACTTTACAGGTGGGTTTGTAGAAAGCGGGCGCTGCGATACCCGATGGGAAGCAAAGACCAATAAAGACCAGAAAGACGCCATTGAACAAGCGCTCACCACCGAGCGAGCAAAACAGGAGAAAGCTAATGCAGCGATTCGCAAACAAGCATCTGAGCAAGCCGCTATCAATGATCGCCTGCGCACTGATCTTGACAGCCTGCGCAACCGCCACGAGCGTGCCACCAATGTGTCCGCAGGCGCCAGACCTGCCTGCACGGGTGCAACCGGGGCCGAGCTTTCAAGATCAGATGCAGGATTTCTTGTCGGGGAAGCTGCCCGAGCCGATGAAATAAGAGCAGGGCTTGCGGCCTGCTACGCGGTAATCGATAGCACGGTACAGCCACAATGACTGACGCTATCGATAAAGCCTGCGAGCGCGAACAGATCGATCGGGATCTGGCTATCAAGTTTGCCGGAAAAACAGAACCAGTCGCTAAAGCTACCGGTCACTGCCTTTGGTGCAATGCCGAGCTTGCCCAGGGAAAGCGCTGGTGCGATGCCGAGTGCTGCGAAGACTGGGAGCTAAACGAAGAGGCCGGAAAACGCCACCGTGGAAGACGGTAAAAGTAAGGCATTTTCTTTCTAAATCTCCAAAAACGATCCAGTAACCACGCGGGTTTGCGGCGGTGTAGAATGTTACGGTTTATTAGAAACAAGACATAAATAATACAATTAAATCAGTGATTTGCTACGGATTCCTAATAGGAATACGGCATTCTA